TCACTTCATCAGCTTTCTGACCGCCTGCATAACGTCTTTCACGGCGCTTCCGGTAGTGCCGAACGAATAAAGGACGTTGGTCAGGGCGTGAACAGCGGCAAAGGCTTGTTCATTCATGGGGCGGCTGCCGTAGTTAAATTCCCACCAGAGCGCGGTAGCGGTGTCGTAAAACGCTTTTTCGAGCCGCTGGCATTCATTATAAGACTGCTCAAAGGGGATATAGGTCAGCACCAGCTTGTCATAAGTGGAGATGGGCGCGGGCAACAAGGCTGGCTTGGCTGGTGGCAAAGCGCGTTGACGGGGCTTGGCCTTCCCCCCGGCCTCGTACTTCCCGGTCTTTCTGATACTCGGCAGAACCTCAGAAGCCACCCAGTTCGTGAAGGCGTCAGCCTCCGGCTTGTTCGAGCGGAAGGCGAGTTTGTACGTTCCGGCTTCGTTGATGGTGCGAAGGGTTTGCTTGCCGCCGCCTCGTTTTCCAAAAGGGGTAGCAAGTTTTACCACCCCTTTCCAAGCGGCAGGGATAGCGTCAAGCGTATGGCTGCTCCATGCAATGCCGAGAACTTTGCAAACGTCTTTGGCAACAAACCAAAGCTGCTCGCCTTCGGTATGGACTCTGACGCTGTGGTCTTGGAAAGTAAGAGCTTGGGACATGATACACCTCGCAGAACTTTTCAGGTTCGTACAGGCATCTTCCCCAATGAAAGATGCCGGGTGCTGAAAAGAGCTACGAGGACTCCGGACTTATTCCCCTTGCGGGTATTCTATTCGTCCACACCCGGCAACAATGACAATTTTCCCCTGACCAAAGGGCAAAAAGAAAGCCAATGCTTTCGGGTTGGCGTGTCCGCTCGCAGGTGTTTTCAGCACCTTCAAGGTCACGCTAACCCTATGCCCGAAAAACTGTCAAGGTTTTTCGCATGAGACGCGCCGCCAAGACCGACGCGAACCAAGCGGAGATCATCCAGGCCCTGCGACGGGTCGGGGCGGAGGTGCTGGACCTTTCCAGGGTCGGCCAAGGGTGCCCGGATTTGCTGGTAGGCTTCCGGGGACGCAATTACCTCCTGGAAGTGAAGCGTCCCAAGGCCAAGGGGCAACGCGCCGGGACACTCACTCCGGACCAGGAACGCTTTTTCAGCGAGTGGCGCGGACAGGTGGCAATTGTGCGCACTGTGGACGATGCGCCCAAGGCCGTGGGGGCGGTGAGGGAACAACGACCTGAGCCGCCTGCGCCACCACCGCCGAGGCAAGATATTAGCGGCGTGAAGCCAATTATTTTGGAGGGAGCATGAATGAACATATGCAACTAGCGAGGCTTGATTTCTTTTATTTTGTATGCAGGATTTCAGAAATGGCATTTGCGCAAACATGCAATCAATCACATGAAATAACTCTTGATTGGCGGGATAAATTTATACTTGAAAATTCATCCTATATTATAGATTGCTTACAATTGCCAGGAACAGTAATTAAGCTTATTTTTGAAATAAAAACCATTCTTCAGGAATATGAAGAATTGCATTCTGATGCAACGCCAGAAAGTAAAAAAAAGGCAGAACACATAGCAGATGCACTTGCCGAAACAGTGCTTAGTGGAAAAATTGCAGATGCATTTTTTGGAGTGCGACACAATGCCTAAGCTCGTGCCACATATGCACATGAACCGCGAATATGAAAGCCCGCTGCACGAGTTTAGGGTGTCAGCAGAGCTTTTCTGTAAGAAATTGGCTGAAAAAACAGGCGTAAGCGTCGCGACGATTGGTCAGCTTGCAAACGGTATGGTTTCTCCAATCCACGGGAAAACATGGCAACTTACAGAATCAGCAAAAAAGTTATGTGATTTTTTTAATGTGGGGCCGGAAGAACTGTTCCCGCGCTATTACTGCAAGATAAATCAAGCACCTCCTGAAAAGGTAAAAGTAGATGTTCTGCCTTACGATACATGGTCTGAAAAAGTGGCAAGCGGTGATTTTGTATTAAAATATATTTATGCAAGAAGCATATTGAATATGGGTATGGAACATCTAAGCGCAAGGGAAAAGCGCGTAATAAAAGGGATGTTTTTTGAAAATGAAACACTTCAAGATATTGCAATAGAATTTCATGTTAGCTGTGCTAGAATTCTTCAAATTAAAGAGAAGGCAATAAAAAAATTGAAATATTGGATGCGTAAGGAGGAAATCAATGCCTAAACTCCTCCCCCTCTGCTCGGCGTGCGGCCGGAAATTACAGCCCATAGGCAATAACAAGGAGAGAATGGGAGAGGCCTTTCTTCGTGAACTGCTTTGCCCATGTGGAAAAAGTTTATTGGAAGTAACGTATCCACCATTTTTTTTGGATGGACGCATTTTAAAAAAAACGGGATTTCCCAAAACAGTTTGATTTTTCCCCCTCCTTCGTTTTTACGCTTTTTCCAAACTCTGGGAGAAGCGCATGTCCTATCTCATTCTCACCCGTTCGCCCGGCGACGACCAAGGAACCCCCGGCACTCTCATCGGCCCCGGTCTGGCCTTGGTCACTCTGGAACTTCCCTGGCGCGACAACCAGCCCAATATATCCTGCATTCCGGCGGGCAAATACATCTGCAAACCAACAATATCCCCAAAATTCGGCCCCTGCATCGGGGTCCAGGACGTGCCGGGCCGCGCCAATATCCTGATCCACGCCGGCAATTGGGCCGGGGATAAATCCAAGGGATTCATTACCGACTCCCAGGGGTGCATCCTGGTCGGCCTGGCGTCCGGCACACTTTCCCACCAACGGGCCGTCACCAGTTCACGGGATGCCCTGGGCAGACTTTTGTTCTGGGCCAAGGGGGCTGAGTTCGATCTGGAGATTACTTCATGACGGGCAAGCTATCTATCGGCCTGGCTGTGGCTCTCGCCTTGCTTTTTGGCCTTTGGCGCTGGGAGTGCAAAACCACCCAGAACCTTGAGGAGCGCCTTGAATACCGGACGCAGGAAAGGGATGCTGCCCTGGCTGCCCTGGATAAAACCCTGGCTGACAGAAAATTACTGAATGCCGCCTTTACCTGGCGGGCGGAGGCTGAGCATGAAATCAACGCCGGAACTGAACAGGCCAAGGCCAGCGTTACGGAAGCCCGCAACCTGGAACCGGATCTTGATAATTGGTTGCGTAGCCCTGCCCCTGATCACGTTCTCCGGATGTTCTCCGCAGCCTCCCCAAGTGGAAATAATCCGGCTGGAACCGCCGCCGGCCCTTCTGCTGGAAACACCGGAACCGCGCCTGACCGGCAAGGACAATGAGGCCATGCTGAATTTGCTCCTGGGATACCGCGCCGCCCTGCGCAAGGCCAACGCCGACAAGGCCGCGATCAGAGAATGGGTCGGGCATGAAAGAGAGGAAAGCAAGTGATGATGCGTATTTTCGGCGACTATCACGAGCTTGGCATCATGCCGGAAATTAAAGGAGCCTTGGCGCTTGCTTCCATCTGGCTTCTGGATATGACCGGCTACCCCGAATCAGCGGCTATCTGGCTATTTTACCTTATGCTGGCCGATTTGGCCCTTGGTTTTATCCGCGCCTGGAAAAGCCGCGCCATCATCGGGCGCAGGATTTTGCGCGGGGCCTTTAAGTTTTTCCGTTACTGGATGGCCGTGGCCGTCTTTGTATGGGTTGACGCGGCCATATTCAAGGCCCTGCCCTCCTTGCCCATATCTCTGCGCGATGCCTTTATCGCCTATCTTGCCATCAACGAAGCCTTTTCCTGCGTGGATCATCTGGCATTTTTCGGGATGCCGGTTCCGGACGCGTTTCTCAAGCGTCTGCATCATTACCGGGACACCGTTACGGCGGGGCCGGGCGAATGGAATGGCGAAGAACGGCGTAATGGAAATGAGAATCATGCGGCGTCACGCTCCCCGGACGCCGATCACCCCAGGCCGGGGGATAACGGATAAACGGGCGCGGTTTGAACACACAAGTAAGGCTTGTTGGTTGCGGATAACCGACTTGCGCCCCCAGGGGAAGTGGACTGTCCGATGATGCTCCGCAGGCCCGATAATTCGCATGATGTACGGCGTAGACGCTGAGAGAAATGGCGTCAGGCGTAGGTTTTCGGGGAGCTTGGGAAGATTAAATTAGGACTATAAAAAAGATGCTTAAATACGAAACATGGCCGACTGACAAACTCATCCCGTATGCACGCAAGCAGGCCGTCCATGCCGAGACGGGGAGGGCCTATGGCGAGTAGCAAAAAGCGTGGTCAGCCCCCCAAGCAATACAATCCGAAACACGCCAAACAGGTGCAAGCCATGAGTCAATATGGCGTTCCGCAAGAAGATATTGCTGCGACTATCGGCGTTTGTGTTCCGACCATGCTCAAGCTTTATGACGCTGAATACCGCAAAGGAAAGGCTACCGCTAACGCCAAAGTCGGCAAGCGTCTTTTCGAGAGATGTGAATCCGGCGACACTACAGCGCTGATTTTTTGGGCCAAAACGCGAATGGGCTGGCGAGAAAATAATCAGACATCAGATACGGAACGCCTACTGGATTACATCCATAATTACGAAGAAAAAAGGGCTGCGGCAAAAAATCCGGTCAAAACCCGCAATTTAAAGGATCTGGAAAATGGCTGACCTCTCTCCCTTCACCTACACGCAATCCGCCTATGTGGTGGATAGCGCCGCCTGTTGGCTCAATATCCTTGAGGGCGGCAAACGCGGCGGCAAAAACGTGGTTAACGTAAACGCCTTCGCCCACGCCCTGGATGATCACCCTGACCGCCTGCACCTCGCCGCCGGGGTGACCGTGGCCGCCGCCAAGCTCAATATTATCGACTGCGACGGGTTCGGCCTTGCCAACCATTTCCTGGGCCGTTGCCGGGAGGGCAAATACAAGGACCGGGACTGCCTCTATGTCCAGACCAAAACCGGGGAGAAGATTGTCCTTATCTCCGGCGGCGGCAAGCTCGGAGACGAAAAGCCCATAAAAGGCAACTCCTATGGCTCGGTCCTGATAACAGAGGTCAACGAATGCCACCCGGTATTCATCCAGGAGACCCTGGACCGGACCCTGAAAAGCTCAAACCGGAAAATCTTCTGGGACTTCAACCCCAAGCCGCCCACGCATTGGTTTTACAGGGACTTCTTTGACTTCCATTGGCGGCGACAGCAGGACAACCCGCGCTACGGCCTGAATTACGCCCATGTAACCATTGCGGACAACATGAGCATCTCCGATGAGCAGATCCGGGCCGTGCTGGCTACCTACGACAAAAGCTCCGTCTGGTATCGGCGGGATATACGCGGGGAGCGGGCCGCCGCCGAGGGACTGATTTTTATGCAATTCGCCAATAACCCCGCCCGCTGGATCATCCCGGAGCCTCTGCCGCATTATGCCCGCCTGTTCATCGGCGTGGATTTCGGGGGGAGCAAGGCCAAGACCGTGTTCACGCTCTCCGGGGTTGTGGATGGCGCCGCCGGGCCGGAGATTCACGTCCTGGCCGTGCATACGGTGCGGGATAAGCGCGGGGAAGGCATAGACGCCCAGCAGATCATTGACGAATACCGGGAGTTTTTCGAGGCGGCCATGGCCCGGTACGGCATAACCCCGCATAGAACTTACACAGACCACGACGAAGCCCTGCGCGTGGGCATGAAAAAGGCCGTGGCCGGCCACAATCACCGCGTGGAGTTCGTGGACAAAACTACCGTTACCCTGTCGGCCTGGTGCAAGTACCTCAACACGCTATTCAACCAGGACAAACTCAAAATTGCCGCGTCCTGTACGCCGCTCATAGAGTCACTCAAGGGGCTGCTCTTTGACCCCAAGGCGGACGATGACCGGCCCATTGACGATGATGTTACTTGTGACGTGGATACCTATGATTCGTTCCGCTATTCGGTGGTGGATGTGCTGGCAGACTGGATAAGTAGAGGGGGGGGGGCTTATTTAAGATGAAAAATACCGACAAAAACATATTGGCCGAACTTGGCATAACGGTTGATGATACGCACATCGCCAGGGCGGCGGAATGGCGAGGCTGGTTTGACTGCACGGCGGCGCGGTTCCAGGAAAGCATGGTCATGTACGCCAAGGAAGACGGCCTGACATCCGTGGTCAAAGAGGGCGTCAAGCAATACGCCCGCGAAAAGGCGCTTTATAAGGCGCATCTGCAAGCCTGCACCAAGTGGGCGGCCCTGTTTTTCAATGAGTACACCCGGATCGTGGTGGATGAAGAGGAAAAGACCGCGCTTCAGCCCGAGCTGGATTACCTGGAGGAATACTACGTCAACGCCGGGATCTGGCCGATGCTGGAGGCGAACTTTGCGGAGATTTTCGGCATGGGGACCATGGCCGTGGTTACGGAGTATGACGCCCGGCGCGGCATCGCCCACAAGTGGTTCCCGGTTGAGAGCATCCTGCCCATAGAGACCAGCCAGGGGCGCATCAAGAGCGCGGTGTTCGTTTCCACTTTCAAACAGGAGAAGGACGAATACCGGCTATATAACATCCATGAGGAATTGCTGGAAAAGGCTATTGTAGCCGGCGGCGCGGCGGGAGTGCTGGAACACCCCACCGGCGCAAGCGCGGGGTACAGAATACGGAATATCATCACCCTGGAAAAGGGGGACGGCAAGCAGACGATAACCCCGGAACAGTTCGGCCTTATGGCGGAATACGAAATGCCCGTCCGCATGTTTTCCGTGTTCAAGCCTTTCAACCGGCAAATCGGCAATTTCAACAACGCCTTGGGCATCCCGATATATTTTGACCACCTGGATAAGATCACCGAGATTGACGACATCTACGATGTCAAGATGATCGATACCCAGACCAGCCGCCGGAATATCTTCATCAACAAGGATTACCTGACTTATCGCAATGGCCGGGCTATGATTCCCCAGCATCTTTTCGGGGTGATCGTCTCCACCGCCGGGCTGGAAGGCTTCGGCGGCAAACATATGGCCGACCCGATTTCCGAGTTCGCGCCCACGCCTCATTCCGAAATTTACACCAAGGATTTGCAGGAGGCTCTCAACCGCTTCTCGGACGCCGTGGGTTTGGGCGTGGGGACGTTCCGCTATGGAGCCTCTGGCGGCGGCGGCGGCCCGACAACGGCCACGCAGATCGTCAGCGAGAACCAGGAAAAATACTCAAACCTGAAAAAGCATACCGGGTATATGGAATCCGAATTTATCGCCTTCAACCAGGCCATCCTGGCAACAGCCAACGAGCACGAGGCCAAGTCCTTCAACCTGGAAGCCCGGATCCGGTACTTCATCCAGGACGCTGTTATCCTGGACGATGAAACACGGCGGGAACAGGCCGTGGGGGAGGTCCGGGAGGGCCTACGGAGCAAGGAAAGCTACCTGGAGGAGTTCCGGGGATTGTCTGACGAGGATTTGGCCCTGGAGCTTGAACGCATCCAGAAGGACGGATCCGACATGGACATGGACAGCATCATGGCGAACTTGGACAATTACGCCCGGACACAGACAGAGGGCGGAGGCGAGGACGGCGAACCCGATGAGGCCGCCTGATGCTGGAACGGGACGAAATAGAGCGTGATATCGCCGGAACCCTGGGAGTAATCCAGGATTACGAGCTTGCCATCCTGGTTATCCAGGCTACGGCGGTCAGGGCGTCCCTTGAGCCGGGCGCGGACAAGGAAGCTATCCAGAAGAAGGCCAGGGATGATATTGCCCGCCTTTCCCGCGCCGCGAAAAAGGAAGCCGGGGCGGCCCTGGCGAAGGACATAACCGGCCTGCACCAGGGCGACATCAAGTCACAGATGAGCCTCTACAATCGGGCCTTCCAAGCTGGAATCATCCAGGCCAAGCCCGAAATCCCCCTGACTATCACTGCCCTGGCCGCTCGGCGTCTAGCTGGGTATGATCTTTTTTTACGGGAGACCATGACGCGCATGGAGCGGGCCGGGGGCATGGGACTTATCACCATCATGGAGCGGGCCATATCCGAAAAAATGGCCGGCAAACCCGTGCAAGAAACGGCTATCCAGGCGGCCCGGCTGATCCAGGAAGAGGGCATAATAATCAAGCACGCCTCCGGGCGCATGGTGCAAGATCCGATAGCCTACGCGAGGCAGAACCTCACCACCGCCATGGCCCAGCATAGCGCGTCCCAGCAGGTCGCCATCGCCGACAGCATGGACATGGATAAAAAAGACCTCTGGTGGGAAACATCCTCGCACATGGGAGCCAGGCCGGAACATGAGGCATGGCAGGGGCGAGTCTTCAAGGGCTGGGATGAGTTTGTCGCGGCCACCGATTACGGCCAGATCACCGGCATTACGGGAGTGAACTGCCGTCACAGCTTTTACCCATTCTTTCCGGGCGTATCACAGCAGACCTTTACCCCCTACCCCACCGCCGCCAACAATAAACGCTACGCTGATTTACAGGCGCAACGGCGCATCGAACGCAATATCCGGCACTACAAGACAGCGGAGAAGGTGAATAAGGGCTTGGGCAATGACGCCTTACAAGCGCGATCCGCCGCCAAGGTCAAAGAATGGCAAGCCAGGATGCTGGCGCATATCAAGGAAACGGGGCTGACAAGGCGCTACGCCAGGGAGCGGATTGCGGCGGGGAGGCTCAGCGAGCCGAAAGCCTTGCCGGGTGCTGACATACCGGCGCAGGCCACGGAGTTGAAATCCATAGCGCAAGGCGGTATAATAGACGAGAAAAAGGTAGCCGAGGCGCTGCGCAAGGCGGAAATGGAGATAAAGGATATTCCTGATCATGAAAAGGGTGTGATTATTGGAATGAATGGGGATGTCCTTCATGTTGTAAGGGGAAGTAAAAACGGCTTAGATTTTCCAACCGATTGGATTAAAGACAATATAATTACGCATAACCATCCGAATGATATATGTATATTTTCAACTTTGGATATACAGTCGTTTGTTGATTATGGCGGCTATGAAATAAGGGTAGTTACACAAAGAGGATTATTTGCGAGCCTAAAACAAGGAGCTGGAGCACTCAATACAGCCATAACCGATGATATAATCAAAGCAAACGTAAATAGCGGCAGTATATTAAAAAAGGCTACAAGGATTGTTACTGATAGGGCAAAAAGAGAGCGTCGCAAATATACAAGTATTGAGGTTGTGCAAGAAATGGAAAAAATATGGGCAAAATGGTTATATGATAATGCTGCTAAATATGGATATGTTTTCACAGCAGGAGCGCTATGATGGTTGATGCAGGATGGATGGTAAATTTTGCATACGGAGAAATGGGCGTCTCTGAATTTATAGAAGTGGTTTTGCCGCCAGGGGAGCCGACTCCAACGATCTTTGATGGGGTACATTATGAGGATGCTCTAGAATTTGCAGAGGAACTAATTACCAGAGGCGAAAAAGCCCAACTTCTGAAAGACGCCCTGCTGAAGATGGCAGAACAGCGCCCCTAAAATACCCCCACCCATCACCTACCGCCCCGGCCATCCGGGGCTTTTCTTTTTTCGCCGGGTTCATCCCGGCTTTTTTTATTCCGTTTCCGGGATTTCCCAAAACTTCTGGATTTTTTCTTGACTCTCATGCCTACAATTCCCGTCAAAGCCCGGCGGGGCCATAAGCGCACTTCTGCCCATGTGGGGCCATAAACACGAAACTTCGCCCGGCGGGGCCATAAGCGCAAGGAGTCACACCATGTCAGCAGCAGAAAAGATCATGGCCGCGCTTTCGGATGCCGCCAAGGAAGAGTTCAAAAAAGCCTCCTCCGGCATGAAACTGGCCGACCTCGCCTCCGGCGAATACGTCAGCAAGGCCAAGGCGGACGCCGAAATAAAAACCGAGCGCGACAAGGCTGAAGCCCTGCAAAAGCAGCTCGATACGGCTCAAGGCGACATTGCCAAGGCCGGGGCGGCTGAAAAGCTGGTGACCGAGCTTCAGGGAAAAATCAAAACCCTGGACGAGGATCACAAAAAAGAGCTTGCGGCCCTGGAGCGGACGGCGGCGCACGAAAAAAAGCGCACTTCCGTGCTCTCGGATCTTGCCAAGGCCGGGGCGCATGATCCCGACCTGGCTTTCCAGGCTCTCGGGCTGGATCTGGACAAGGTGGACTTTGACGACAGCGGACGCATTGCGGGCGTTGAGGACAAGATCAAAGCCCAGCAAAAAGAAAAGACCTTCTTGTATCAGACAGGCTCCTCCCGAAATACCTTTATGGACACCACAAAAGGCGGCGCGGCTACTCCCCAGGAGCAGGTTGACGCGGCCTTGACGGCTATCGGCAGGGGGCCAAAGCCGAGGTAAAAATCATGGCTGCTAATAACATCAGCCTTGCCGAACTCTACAAAGCGGCCCTGGATCGGATCTATCTCATGGGGGCAAGATCCGCCATTTTGGAAGGCAATAACGCCTATATCCGCCCCAGCGACAACCCCAAGGTTATCTGGATCGCCCGTCAGTCCCTCCAGGGGCTTGGCGATTACAGCCGGGCCGATGGGTATGTCTCCGGCGACATCACCCTGGAATGGGACCCCTATTCCCTGGAATACGACCGGGGCCGTCTCTTCCAGGTGGACGAAATGGACAACACCGAAGCCCTGGACCTGCCGCTGCTCAACCTGGTGGCGCAGTTCATGGATGAATACGTCACTCCGGAAATCGATGCCCTGCGTTTCGCCAAGATTGCCAACCAGGCATGGAATATGGAGAGCCTGTATTTTAATGCCGCCGACGAGGCTATCGCCGCCTGGGATGTTGCTTTGGAGACTCTGGACAATGCGGAAGTTCCCCAGGAAAACCGCCATGTTTTCATGTCGGTGAGAATGTATCACATGCTCCGGCGTGACAAGGTAGAACGCGAACGCCTGGTTCCGGCACAGAGTTCCGATTCCAACTTTGACACCTTGGACGGGATCAATATCACCATCGTGCCTCCGGCGCGATTCTTCTCGGGTATTCAGTTGCTTTCCGGAATGGATGGCGAAGCGCAAGGCGGATTCGTGAAGGGTGCTGATGAAACCCCTCTTAACTTCCTGCTGGTGCACTTGCCGGCGGTGAGCGCGGTAACCAAACATGCCATCCCGCGCATTTTCGGCCCCACGGTCAACCAGCGGGCCAACGCCACGCAGTTTGACTACCGTATTTACCACGACATCTTCGTCCCAACGAACAAAGCGCCGGCCATCTACGCGCATAAAGAATAGGAGGAATCATGGAAAAAGTAATCGTGCGCAAAAACGGCATCAGCCGAAGGATAAATCCGGACCAGGTGAGTAAATACACCGCTGCCGGATACAAGGTTTACACGCCGAAACCGAAGACCCAATCCGGGGCCCAGGCACTCCCGAAGGCTCCAGCAAAGGGGGCGGCCAAGGTGGAGACGGAGTAATCCTGATGACGGGTGAAGAGCTTTTGACCGTCCAGGCTGAGGCCATCGTGTTGGACATGATGGTTTTCAGCCTGTCGGAGCTTACTGAGTCCGGATTGGAGATTTACAATCGGGCCGTGGCTCTGCAAATCGCCCACATGCGCGAGCTTGGCGCGATCAAAAGTGACGTGGCGTCTCAAGGAATGAACGGCGTAACCTATTCCTTCAACGTGGCAGGGGCCGGGCAGGCGAATATATCGCCTTTTGTCCGGCCTCTGCTGGCAGGGGCGGGGTTATGCGCAAGATAGAGGTTCGCCCGATTGAACGGCGGTTTCTGCCGCATACGGTGACGGTGTTTAATGCCCTGACTCATCAACCGGGGCTTATTCCGGTGGTTCTCAAGTATATAAATATGCAGGAGGCTCCGGCGTTTCGCTTCGGCCAGGCGGTCAATACCGAGATGCACTTTCAGGTTGTTTATGACGCCGTAAACACGGACGCCGGGGGGCGGAAGCTGGCCCTGTCGCCGGGCTGGAAATTGCTCACGGATGAGGAACAACTGACCGGATTCTTCACGCTCCACGCGGATATGTGGCTTTTCTCCGGGGAGCATGAGTCATTCCCGGCGGGAGAGATCATCCCGGCCAAGGATATGACGGCGGCGCGTTTTTCCGCCTTGGGGATGCGTCTCCTGAAAACTTCCCGTATAGCCACCTGCGCGGCGGATACCCTGCATAATATCCAGCTTGTGGGGTAGTCCGTGGCAAAACTCCAAATTGAAATCGCGCTGGACGAAGAGGCCCTGAAAGCCGCGAAAAAGGCGGTGGAGGCCAAAATCCGGACGGCAACCAACTGGCTGGTGGCGGAGTGCAAGAAGAAGTGTGATTCCTATACGCCGATGGAGACCGGCGCTCTGCAACACACATTCCAATACACCACCAAAGAAGGGACGCGGATCGGCGGGTCGGGCGAGAGAGAGCAGAAAGGAAACGAAGATGAAGAACTGCGGACCAGTAAAAACACCGCTACCGGCTGGATTTACAGGTCAATATATACGCTCTGGCAATGGTATGGCGTCACGAAAGACGGCAAGCCGTTCAATTACAGCAAAGGCGCGGCCCTGGAAGGAAATCTCATCAGGGAACCCCGCTCCCGCTGGACGGAATACGCGGCGGCCCAGCACAAGGATGAACTCCTTAAAGGCTTCAAGGCGATGCTCAAATGAGCCGGAATACGGACATATACAAGGCCGTCAGGGATTTCATCGAGACGGCCCTCAATGCCCTGCCGGGAGTGCCGGAAACCGGCCTCCAGGTGGAAATAGCCGAAGGCGAAGCCGGGGAAGAATGGACCGGCATCCGTATGAAGATGAACGCCTCCGGCGCGGTAGCCAAAAGGTACATTGACGGAACACGGCTTGAGACATGGTCTTTTGAGCTTTTGTCAAAACAGGCCATCGTTCCGGACGGCGCGGAATATATCGCCTTTGCCGTGTACCTGGAGGAACTGTCAGACAGGCTTCAGGATATGGCGCGGCGGCGGATAATTCCCCAGCTGCCGGCCGGCGTGAAATTTAAGGCAATGGAAGCCGCGGCAAGGCCGGCCCAGGTCATCGCCACGGAGAAATACAGCGGATACGCGCTGGATCTGAGATTTAACCTACTCTGCGAGGGATAACATCATGGCTTACGATCTTCTTAAAGCTCTGCAAAATCCGACCTACAACCGCGCCGAATGGCGGGCGTTTCTGAGGCATTCCGGCCTGGACGGCGGGACGCATTATCACTTCATCGGCAAAGGCGTTGAAAACAGCGCCTACGCCATATCCGTGGAAAGCGAGGAACGGCGCACCATTGACCAGAATTTGCCGACCGTAAAAAATACTCCGGGCGGCTTCACCTTCCCGCTGGAATTCCCTTTAACTCCCAACAACCCGGCGCATGACATGATCATGGCCTCCGGCCTCCTCCAGCAGGTGAACGAGGAATATGACGCCTTGCTGGTCTATGCCAACTTGGGAGTGAAAGAAGACGGGACCAGGGTGCCGGACGCCTGTTTCGCGCAGTCGGCCAAGGTCAAAATCACGGTCAGCAGTCTTGGCGGCGCGGGCGGCGAGGAATCCCGCATCATCTCCGAAATCCGCACTACCGGCGACATTACTTCCGGTTATGTGGAGCTTGGGACGGATAGCGCCAATTACGACCCGGATGAGGAAACCTGGACGGCCAACGCTTTCACTTCCGTGCCGACCCTGAAGATCTCCGACATTTTCACCATCACGGCGGCATAAGCCATGCGTGACAACATCATGCGTGAAATGACCGTGGAGATCGGCGGGCGGGTCTATGATCTTGTGGGGACGCCCCACACTTTGCCCGCCGGGGTAGTGCGCGCCGTTCAGATGGCCCAAGAGGAGAAAAACCCGATGGGAACCCTCTACTTTGCCTTCAGGGCTATGGAGTGGGCGCTGGGACCGGAGGCGTACCAGGAAGCTTTGCCGGATCTGGATGCCATGATCATGGACGATTACATGCGGCTGGCGGCGGATGCGGTGCGCCGCTGTATTCCCGATGCGGTTTGATACGGGACTGCCGAGCGGATTTGAGGTCGGCGGAAACACGGTAAAGATCCACACCGGGGCGGCCTTCTGGATACGCCTGGGCAAACGTCTTGAGGTCTGCGCGCCGGGCGAGTCTTTGCGCATTCTGGAAGACGCGATCATCTCCTGGGAGCGGGACGGGCGGGAGGTATGGCCCGGATCGCTCCCGGGGAAAACCAGGGCCGGGATATTTGAGCGGCTATGGTGGTTTTTCAGAGGGGGGCAGGAAACGCCCCAGGGGGCCCCTGAGAGCCGGAAACCCCGCGAAAGGGTGCTGGACTATGCCGAGGACTTTGAGGCCATCTATGCGGCGTTTTTGCAGGTTTACGGGGTGGATTTGTGCGAGGTGAAGGATACCCTCCATTGGTGGAAATTCCTGGCCCTGGTGAACAGCCTCCCGCTCTCCGGGACCATGCTCAGGGATTACTACATGCACTATCGGGCGCTGGATCTTTCCACCCTGCCCGCGAAAACGGCGGCGGAGAGGAAATACAGGGCTGAGGTTGCCCGGATTAAGCGGCGGGTGGCATTGGCCGTCCGGGAACGCCCGGAGGCGGAACAGCGGGAATCATGGCTGGATGTGCGGGCGCGGGAGTTGAGGAAGGCGGCAAATGGCTGATGCAGTTGACATGATGCAAGTCAACGTCAAGGTTGACACCTCCGACGTAGATAAGCTGGGCCGGGTGCTTGACGCTGTAAAACAGAAAGTTACGGGCCTCGGGCGCACGAAGATCGAGATTGACGCGGAAGAGGCTACTGAGGGGCTGGAAGGGGTACTTGACGCCCTTGATGGCGTTGAGAAGAAGAGCGAACAGGAAATCAAGATTGAAACCGCCGGGGACTTGCGGAAGGCCCAGGAAGAGCTTGAGAAGGTTGAGCGGGGTCTGCAAAAGCTGGAAAAGCGCCGGAAAATCCTTGTTGAAGCCCCGCAAACCGACAAGGTGAAACGCGACCTCGCCTCCGTTGAAAAAGCAATTCAAAAACTGACCGGGAAAAAGCACGAAATCACCGTAGCCGTCAACCAGTCCGCCCTAAACAAGGCCAAGGCCGCGATGACGGACGCGGAACGAGCCATGTCCAAAATGTTCAGAGCTATGTTGAGCATGAGCGGCGCGTCCTCCGGGCTTGCACGCGCTTTGGGCGGTCTTTCCAACGTGGTCGGCGGCCCCCTCATGATCGGCATGGGCGTGGCGGTGGCCGCCTTTTACAAGCTCTACCAAGTCCTGACCCGGAATGACAAAAAGATCCAAGAGATGAAAGAAGGCTTCCTGGAGCTTGGCAAAAAGGCCCTGGAATCCGGCAGGACGGCCTCGCAGATGGAGATCGCGGCGGCGCGGGAAGTACTAAGGGAACGCCGGAAAGCATACGAAGAGCAAAAGAAAACTCTTGATGAACTGGAAGATAAAGCTGGAACAATGCGGAAAAGATTTCAGGAAATAACGATTAGCGCAAAAGAACTCAGTCCAGCTATGCAAGAAGCCGTCCCGATACTTCGACAGATGACGGACAAAACGATAACCGCAGCGGATGCCCTTGAGGAACTGAGAAAAATTGAAGCACGGTATGAAGATCATCCCGGCCTCAAAAGTATGATCAAAAGTATGGACGAATTGGCAACCGTCCAGACAACCGTAGCAGTAGGCGCTGATGAACTTCTTCAAAAAGAAAAAGCCCTGGCCCAGATAAGCGACGATATCGGAAACGCTCTCCGCGTATTGGAACAGACCGCCAAGATAGAAACTGCCCAGGAAGCAGCTGAATATCTCCGGCAGTACACCAGTGCAACGGAAGGAGCCAAGAAGGCTACAGAGGATTTCACCAGGAAAACGGCTGAGTCCGCCCTCACGTTGCTGAGGGAGAAGGCGGCAGCGGAAGAAAATGCGGAAAAAAAGGCGGCTCTGAACGTACAAATTGCCGAATTGACGCGGCGCGTAGCCGAGGCCCAAAAGGACCAACTCCAGAAGCTTGAAGACCAATATGCCACCCAGCGCCAGATCGCCACGGCCCTGGTCAAGGACGAACAAGGCCGGTCGGACGCCCTGCTCTCCATTGAGGCAAAATACCTCCAGGACCGGGAAAAGCTCCTCCGTGAAAAGTATGCTGCGCAGGTGGCCGCCGGACAAGTCCTGACGGAAGAAGAAGTCAAGCGCCTCCAGGAGGTCGCCGATAAAAGCCGGGAAGTCACCCAGGCTATAGCGGGCCGGGAACTGGAGGCCGCCTATCAGGCCCGCGTTACCCTGGCCAAGGCCGCCGCCGCCGCTGAAATCACCATTGACGCGGAGTCCCTGGAAAAGCGCCGGGAATATCTGGACGCCCGTCTTGCCATGCAGATTGCCAATGCTGAAGAATCTATCAGGGTTAATGGGCGCATTTCGGACGAAGAAATAAAAGCTATCCAGGCGACACAGCGAGAGGTTACGGCGGAACGCCTGAAAAACCTAAATACATTTTATGAGCGAAAAATCGAACTCGCCAAAATGTCAACTATAAATGAAAAAGAATCAGAACGTGAAATATTAGAAATTCGCAGGGAATGGACAAAAAAAAGAATTGAATTGCTTTTGGCTGAAATGCAAGCCAGGCAAGCCGCCGGTCAAGCTATTTCAAAAGAAATGCGAGATGAACTCACAGCGTTAAAAGCGCAGTTAGCAGCAATAAATAAAGAACTTGGAAAGCAAACCGTCTCCATGAAAGAGGTAGTCGCCCAATTCGCCAACTACCTGAAAGAATCCATAAGCACCCTGACCGAATTTTTTACCCAGACCATCGAGCAACAGATCCAGGTGGCCGAGCGCGAATACCGTGCGGCCAGCAAGCGCATGGAAGCCGAACACAAGCAGCAGATCCAGGACATGAAGGACGCCTACAAAGAGCAACTCCAGCAAATTGAAGAGGCTGAAAGGCGCAAGACGGAAATCACCGAGGAATACAACGAGAAGCGGGCGGCCATCCTTGAACAGATGCAGGAGATGATGTCCGCCGAGGAATATCTGGCGCTCCAGGAACAGCTTGAGGAGGCCCGGGCGGCCTTTGACGAGGAAATTTTGCAGATCGAAGAATCCAACATGACCAAGGAAGAGCTTGAGGCTGAACACAATGCGAAGATGGAGCAGCTTGAGGCCGACCATCTGGCTAAGATGGAGGCCATGCAGAAGGATCACGAGAAAAAAGTCTATGAAATGGAACTGAAAAAATTCAGGTATAACCAGGCGGCCAGCCTTGCCCAGGCCATGATGTCCATAGCCCAGGGCGTGGCTCAGGCGATGTCCTACGGCATCCCCCTGGGGCCGATTTTCGCCTCCATTGTTGGCACCCTGGGCGCGGTCCAGCTTGCCATGATTGCCCGCCAGCAGCCCCCGCCTCCGCCGTCATTCCGGGAAGGCGGAATTGTCGGCCCGGCCAATGCGGACCTTTACAGCATGGTCCCCCGGTCGCGGAACCCGGAGGATAAAACCCTGGTCTGGGCATCCCAGGGCGAGGAAATTCTGAGCCGCCAGGAAGCGGCGATCATGCGCGGCATCCGGGCCAACGGCGGGACATTCGCGGACGCATTGATCCGCACCAGCGAGATCCGGGCGGCGGAAAGCATCGGCGGCGGAACTTCCTTCACCCGTTCCGACAACCGGCAGATCCACCAACACAACGAATTCAAGCTGGAAGGCCAGCTTTCACCCCGGCAGGCGCAGCGGGTAGCTGAGCGCATGACGCGGGCCGCATGGCGCGGGGGGTGCTATGGTTGAGCGCGTAATCACCGATACCAAGTTCTTTTTCACCCGTCAGGACGGGCGCACTCTGAATATGGGCGAAGGCGAGGCGTTTAAGGTCTACAGCGTCAAGGGCCTGGGCATTGGCGAACTTGACCGGAAAACCACCGGATCAGCCTTGCAGGACGGGGAATTATGGCTGGGCAGCCGGATTATGAACCGGAGCATGGAAATCAGGACCGAATGGCTGGACGCTAACCAGCGCGCCGCCTTCGTGGATTTTTTTCAGCACAATACCCGGCTGAACCTCCGTCTGCTGTTTAACGGCTCAAATTATTACGCCTCCTGCGTCCTGGAGGAGCCTTACGAGATGGAGGAACACGAGGGCAATTTGTACGATACCTCCGGGATTGTCCTGTACCTGTACTTTGACGACCCCTATTTTTACTCGGACACGTCTTACAGGTATGCCATCGGCGCGAGGGTGGAGCCGAATTTCCGCTTTTACACCACGGAAACGGCATACCGGCATCATGAAGACGCCGTGAATATCCGCTATTTCGGAATTTTGGGCGAGCCGCAGGAATACCGGGTTTTTAACCCCAATTCCACGCCCAATGGCATAGAAGCGCGAATAAGCACCAACGGCATGGTGGTTAACCCCAGTATAATCAACCTGACCACCGGACGGCATATCCAGATCCGCACCACCATGCTCCCCGGTGATGAAATTTATATTAACACGCAATCCGGTTTGGTGGCCGTCACGAAGAACGGCAAGGACGCCAAAAGGGATTTGTCCTTCCAGAGTCACATGATCCAAGTGGTGCCGGGGGAAAACATCCTGTTTTTCAACGCGGATTCCGGGGCGCAGGTCGGCATCTGCGAAATTTCCTTCCGGGCCAAGGCGGTGGCGTTATGATACGCGATACGGCCCCGCCGATGCTCTTTATCCTGGATCCCAATTTCAACCGCCTGGGGGCTATCATCAATGGAGCCAGCGGGCTGAATTATTCATCCCTGGAATGGCGCAGCGTCTTCCACAAGCCGGACGCCTTCCTGGTGAAATGCCCGGTGGCGGATAGCCGGGACATGGATATGATTATGGACCGGGAGGCCCTGTATATCATCCGGTCGGACACTTTACAGGTCGGGCGCATCTGGAAAAAGGAGTTTGACCTGGAGAGCCGGGAGCTTGAGATCAGCGGCAAGGGCGCGGAATCCTTCCTGACCAAGCGGTATATCGCAAATACCAAGGAATATATCCCGGACGCGGGGGCGCTGGGCTTGAACGCGGCCGGCCGCATCATGGCCCGGCTGATCAACGACAATTCCCCCCCGGGCTGGCTGGTGGCGAATGAGACGGAGAACGAGGTTGGGGAATCCATATATCTTTCCGTGAAGAACACGAAAAACGTGCTATCCTACATAGAGCAAATCGCGAAAGCCTATGACGTGGGTTTCGGCACGGTCCTGGATGAACGGTCCGGCAAGGTGATTTTTAAGGCGTACAGGCCTCTGAGCATAGACGTGGATGTGGAGGGGCGGACCTACCGGCTATCCGACGATTTGGGCAACATCAAAAGCCTGTCATTCGCTACGGACTCGGAAAAGTATTTTAACTACATCTCCGTCCTGGGCGAAGCTGACCCGGCCACAGGCATTGAATTTTCCGCCATCGTGGATCAATCCGCCGGGGGCGAGGTCCATGCCATGCGCCACAAGGGGAAGACCAAGCGGCGCGCCTATACGGATACGCAATATGCCGCGCTTCTGCAAGCCGAGGGCGTGATTGAACTGTCGCGCCGCCGGGTGGATGAAGCGTTTGAAGTGACCCCGAAGGAAGGAACGGCCGAGGACAGGATCAACATAGCGGTTGGCTGGGAAGTATTCTGCCAGAGCTATTTTGTGAATATGCAGACCACCTTTTTTTGCACGGAACTTAAAGAACTCTGGGAAAATATTTACTCCCGTGAATACACTTTTGGCTACCGGCGCGATATGAAAGATGAATTTATGATCGAGATAGAGGAGGAAATAATAAATGTCTGAATCAGCCCTTGGAAATACGGTTATTTTGCCGGTTTCATCCTATCCTGACGAAAACGGCATTGCGGATTTAATGTTCGACGCCAACACGCTGACCAAGATGAACGCGGTTTATCTTTTGGACGGCATAGTCCCACAAGCGCCGGATTGGGCCGACGGGGACGGGGCAGTTATCTGGACCAACGGTTTTAACATCGCGGTCCGCCCTTTCCTGGGTGTGGTTGACGGCACGGTATTCACCCAGGAGCAGCTATTGCTGACGGTGGATAATCCTGACCCCCTGCCCCGTTTGGATTCTGTCATCATGCGGCGGGATTACCGGGCGCGGCGCGGGGATGTGATGATTCTGAAGGGAACCCCGGCGGCGAATCCTGTAGTCCCACCCCTGCAATATAACCGAATGGGGGTGGCCGATTTTGAATTTGCCCGCATACTGGTCAGAAATGGGATTGTGATGCTTGCGCAAGGGGATATAGCCGATATGCGCAAGCGGCTGGTTGCCAATTTCGGAATTCGGCCAACGCCGGATGATTACGGCAAGTTATTTCGAATAGATGCACGAGGAGAATTGTCATTGGGATTTGCCGTTTACCCCGGCGATATAGATTTTAAACCGTGGAGAAACACGGAACTGCCTTTTGGCTGGTATTATTGCAATAACGATCGTTATGGACTTGCTACAAAACAGGGCCAGGTACTTAACGGGCTATCTGCAAATTATAAAGCTGATTGGGAAATTACTATTTCTGGAACTGCACCTAATCAAACTATCAACGTTCCAAATATGTTTTATACCGATGGCCGAGGGTATTTCCTTCGCGCTGGCGTTACCCCTGGTGTGATAGAAACAGATGCAATGCAACAGCTGACAGGGGGCATAAATAATTTAACCTCTCGCGCAGGGGTTGCCACAAGCGGCGTATTTACAACTACATCATCAAGCACTAGCGCTTTATATTCTTCTTCATCTGGCACATACACACACCATCATGTTTATTTTGCCGCTAGTTATCAGGCTCGAACATCTACTGAAAACCGTTCTCTTAACAAACGTATGACTCCCGCGATATTTTTAGGAGTATGATCATGCAAAATCATTATTTTGATACGTTACATCCCTTGCGCCCCTATACGCATAGCCTTGAAGCTAATCCAAATTCTTTGCCTCCTGAGAATGCCTTGCGCGGCAATGCGCCGGAGATTATCCCCGGTTTCTGGCCCTGCGAAAAAAACGGCAAATGGGTCCAGGTGGAGGACCACCGCAAGGATGACGGACAGGAACGCGCCGACAGGCAAGGTTATATGAACGGCGAGCCGTACACCATCAAAGACATTGGCCCGTTGCCGGAAGGCTGGTCGGAGGATCCGCCCCCGCCGACGCCGGAGGACCAGGCCGCCCAGCGAAAGGTGGAAATCATGGACAGGATGTTCGCGCTGGATATGGAAAGCATTCGGCCTTTGCGGGCCGTTGCGGACGGCATAGCCACGGATTTTGACCGGGAAAAGCTGGACGCTATTGAGGCCGAAGTCGCCGCGCTCCGGGCTGAACTGTCCGGACTGGCGTCATAACCGTGTTCGCCCAGGCTGAAATCGTTCGCGTCCTGACCCTGGTGGACCGGGACCGCATTTACTGGGAGCGGGCGTCCGGGCCAAGTCCGGAGTTCGCCGCCAATATGCAGATTGTGCAGTATTTACAGCAACGCGGGCTGATTTTCGCCTATGACTTCGGGTGTTGCGCCAAAGAGTTCATGCTGACCGGGGCGGGGAAGGCAATGCTGACGGCTACCAACTGACATGGCCCGTCTTTGGTTCCTGGATTACCTCGGGAAGTACGTCAACAAAGACACGATGCGCGAGATGTGCGCGGCCATGGAACTGGATGAACTGGAAACCCGGCTCATCCTGGAACGGTTCTGTGGCCGCAAGAACGTGGGCCAATGCGATTTCATCCCGGAGGACCAACAGAAGGGCATGATGCAATCCCTGGATACCCGGGTCCAGGGGTGGGTTGAACGAAATAAAAATCACTTCCTGATGGCTGAATTGCGCCAGGTGCTGAAATTTTTTGACCAGCGGGAGGGATGAGGGTTGCCGTCTTGACAAAATACCTCCCCCGTGATTTTCATGAAACTATGACAGCTATGGTTGCATGCACAAAAGATATTGAGGTCTGCCTGGCCGTATCCCGCGCTGTGGAAAATACGGAATCAAAGCCCTTATTCTATGACCGACTGATTGCTCCCGCGATTATGCGGGTGTTGATATTAAGCGTGGTGCGTCATGTCCGCAGCCTTGAATCTCTTGATCTGATAGAAGAAAGCAATCGCACCCTGCACACGCTTGGTTGTGAGTTGTGCAACTGGTACACGAGTAAGGCGGAATTTGATTGGCTTACCCATTTTCTGCTGAAAAAGCCGTTTGCCGAACTTGAAGAGCTTTGCGCTGTCCTTTCCTTAAATTCCGATCCGGAAGCCCGTAAACTCATAGAAAAGTTTGTGGCAAAATCCGCGCCCATGACTCTCTAAATCAGCAAGATAAGCTGAGATTTGCTGGTCAGCTGCGATCGCTTCCAGCCGACGCCATAAAACACCTTGCACTACGGACTCTGGATTATGGCCTGGAGAAGGCTCCGGAAGCACTTCGCATAATCCAAACGTTCCTGGCTGAAAAGGGAGTTCTGTAAATCTCCCCCAGCCGACATTTTTTCCGAGAAATATCCAAAGTTCTTCAGCACATCCCGGCGCGGCCTCAAGAAACAGGCCATTTTTATGAAGTACGGCACATTTTACATAGGGCGTATCGGTCATATTTTCTCTTGCCTCTTAATATCACTATACCCGCATATCCTAATATAATCAATCTCCATATACAGATTCAATCTGAACCTTGCGCGTAGCCGGATTTGTGGTAACAGAAGATTCCCCACCCTCAAAATCCGGAGGCAGTCATGGATTTTTCCGATGGCATAAAGGCTCATGCGAAACGGGTTGCCGATTTCAAAGACCACGTCACCACCGAAGAAGCCACGAAAATGGCTTTAATAGTGCCCTTCATGCGTTTTCTTGGCTATGAACCTAACGATCCGCGCGTTGTCATCCCGGAATATTCAGCCGATTTTGGCAATAAAAAGGCGTGCAAAGTGGACTACGCCATCAAACGCGGCGGCGATATTGTTATTATTATTGAAGCTAAAAAGGTTGGCGAAGTTCTGGACGGCGTAAAGGAGGCTCAACTACAGCAATACTTCCAGAGTCTGTTGACTGTCAAAATCGCCATTCTGACAGACGGTGTGGTCTATAAATTTTTCACCGACCTAGATCATAAAAACGTCATGGATAAAAAACCATTCATGACGTTGGATTTTAATGCCGTGGAAGAGGCATTGATTCCGGAAATTAAAAAGCTGTGCAATGACTGTTTCGATCTGGAAACCGCCCTTGATGCCGCCCAGGAACTCAAATACCTTGGACAACTCAAAAAGCTCGTAGCTGAAGAAATTGAATCCCCGTCCGAAGGTTTTATACGGCACTTTGCATCTCAAATATACGACGGGAGACTGACCGAGAAAGTCATTGAAGGATTCAGGACGCGGATAAAATCCGCATTTGAGCACCATATCAATGACATTCTTAATTCGCGACTGAGAAGTGTCATGCAATTGCCCGGAGACCAGAAAGATGGCGCACAGGGGCAAGTGGAAGGGAGCACCGAACCTGTATATATTCTGGGAAATCGCCAGGGTGACGGTATTGAAACCACGCCTCAAGAAGTTGAGGGATATTATATTGTCCGGGCTATTATCAGTGACATCGCAGCCCCGGAAAGGATATTCGCCCGCGACGCCGCGAGTTATTGCAGCATCATACTGGACGATAATAACCGTAAACCCATTTGCCGTTTGCGTTTTAATAACCCCGCCAAGCTCGTCCTCGAAACTTTTGACCAGAAAAACAAAACGACCACGTTGCACAAGCTGGACAAAGTTCTGGATATTTACCAGCACACCGGGGCACTTCGGGCGGTTATCGGGTTCTATGCTAAAGGGAAAGAACCCACCGAATAACTCTTGACTTCCTCCCCGCCCCTTGCTATTCCTTGCCTTAACGGTGCTTCACAACACCCTACGGCGGCCACGCCACCCGACAGTTTGGCCTTTTTCTTTGCCCGAAATTCGGGTATAATCAGCGCCATATTTGCCGGGTGTGCCAGAGATGTCCAAGCGTAAGCTAAAGGCTGGCAGCGGCTCCGTAGGCCGTGTGAACACCCGGCATTTTTGCGTTTTGCAGATGCCAATTCACAAGATCTACGGAGGTTTTTTCATGTCTCAATCTCTCGTTTCCCTTGTCAGGGGTTGTCCCACTGTTTCCAGCCTGAATGTCTCTGAACATTTTGAAAAACGGCATACGCATGTGGTGGATGTCGTGCGCCGAATTGTCTCTGATTGCGCGCCTGAGTTTAGCGAGCCGAATTTTCGGCTGGCCGAATACACCGATGATCAGGGCAAACCTCGCCCCATGTACAACCTCACACGCGACGGTTTCACGCTGGTCGCGATGGGCTTTACCGGCAAGAAGGCTCTGGAGTGGAAAATTCGGTAT